ATCACCTTTTTTTCTGACAGGAGCTTTTTTAGATTGTGCTGCTTGTTTACTTACAGCCATGTCTTTATCGGTAGATTTAGTTGATCTTGTTGTTTTTTGAGAATCTCTGAGACGATCCGCAGGGCGTAGCTTTTTCTTAGGATTTTTCCCTCTATCAATTGCTTTTTCAACGTCAGCTTTAGTCATGCTTCCCACTAAAGTTTCTTTGGTAATTCCATTTTTAGAACCTGGTCTTGACTTAGGCTTTACCATAGGCGCAGGTCTTTTCTTAGGTCTTACAGCCCCACCTGCTTGCATCTTGCCTACACCATCAGCAGCAAAGAACGGAACTTTCTTTCCGTCTTTCTCTACCATTTTAAGCTTGCTGCCTTTCTTCATAGCGATTGGCTTCTTCTTCATAGCTCCGCCTTTTGCGTAACCTTTCTTTTTCATTGCGCCACCTTTGGCGTAACCTTTTTTCTTCATAGCCATTTTAATCTCCTACGTTATGTTAATTTGACCACCCATATTAGGATGAATTTGACAGTAATAATAAAGTGTTGGAGTGCCGTATGCTACAGTTATTTGTGTTGTATATGCAGAATCATCTTTTACAACGCCTGTTGTGTACTCTACGCCATCATTATGAGTTCCGTCTGACGTGGTTGAAAGTCGTAAAGGATGACTAGTAGCCGCTGACCAATTAAACAAATACGTCTGACCTTCAGAAAGAGTTAGTGTAGGTTGCAAAGCCCCATCAATATAATATCTGTTGCCTGCCCCTGGATTGGCTACTGTCACTGTAAATGTTTGTGTCACTACCGTAGTGTTGACAGTCACTGTGCCAATAGAAGATATCATATATTCAGCAGTATTCCCAACAGGATTCCACCCTATCATTTGCCTGCTTATTTCTACAGAATTATCTGGTCTTGGATTTCTTAAAGACTGGGGATCAAATATTTTTATCCTACCAAGAAAGTTTTGAGGCTGATCAGGATCGGCAACATCCCTGCCAACTAAAAAACCTGTTTTAGTACCATTCTTATACTCAGGCACAAGGTCTTTTAAAGGATACCTAAACCCAGTTCTATCACAAAATCCAAAAGCATATTTACCTTTTGCGTAGCTCATTAACCACCTACCATAAAGGTATCAAAAGGAACAAACTTAATTGATGCGGTTTCTTCATCTTCGCCAGACGCTAGTTGAAACTGAAACTCATATTCTTGTTTTAAAGCAGGCGCTCTTGCTGCTACGTCAGGTTTTTTCATGGCTATGTAATATGCCAACCCAGAGACTAATGCAGGAACAAATCGTGGCGGGACAGAGGTAACATTCCCACCAATGCCAGAAGATAAACCATCAATGCCTTTTAACCTATAATACAACAACGTGTATGTAGTTGTTGTATCTGGAACAGGCCATAAAGTTACTTTGACTTCCGTTGGGAGCCTTTGGACGTAGATTTGGGTCGGCCTACCTTGCGTGTTTTTGTTTGTTTGCTGCGCGTAGGTTGCGACACTGATCCTTTCGAGCGCGGTGTCTGTTTGGTTTGTGCCTGTGCCTGTCCTGACTTGATGCTCAATGATGTCAATCGTGTCAGAAGGTAACGTATAAGTCGCTGTACCTGCTGTAATGGATACAGTACCAGATTCAATAGTGAAGAGATTAAGCCCACGGTTTTGCCACTCCAATGTTAAAATGTTAAGACTCCTACGAGCCGTTTTAAGATCATAACCAGAACGCATCTCAAGGCCTGCTCTTTCATAAGCTTCTTCGAAAAGTTCTGGTAAGTCTGGGGTTACTACTGCCATATTTTATTACCGTTTCTTAGCCTTTGAGTTTCTGGGTATACTTCTGTTAGAAGATTTATTTTTCATTTTTAAGTTTGATCTTGAATTATCACGAGGATTTCCGTTCTTATGATGAACATCTTTACCATCTCCCTTTGCAGCCTTTCCTGCTTTAATCATTTTTTTTCTCGCAGTATTTCTAGATGCCCTTTTTTTCTTTTGCGTAGGGGATTTATGGTAGTTATCGTATTCTCCTCTATAATTACGCATCTTTATTCCTAAGTTACTACACTTCTAAATCGTTTGGTTTTCTTTGCAATTTTTTTAGGTTGAGCCACATGCTGCTTGCCTGAAGCCTTGCCTTTTCGTTTTGCTCGTGTTGTGGCTGCGTACTCAGCAGGGCTAAGAGACTTAATAGCCGCACTAGGTAAATACCGCTCACCAGTTTTACTGCTAGGCTTCCCACTTTTTGTGCGCCACTTCTGTTTAGTCCAAGATTTAAGGCTTTTTTGAGACTTTTTTAGAGCCATTTCTTATTATACCTTTCAAGGTTTTAGCTTGTTTTGCGTGTGTCTTTGAAGCCTTGTTTAAACCCTTTACAACTTTTTTTACTTTTCTTCTGTTTACATTAGTAAGTGCCATCAACTTTTATAGCCTCCCCCTGCTTTCTTATAGGCAGAAGCAAGCATCTGCGCTTTTCTTGCTGACCATTGCCCAGGATTTCCACCTTTGCTTCCTGCTTTTATTCTATTAAACAATCTTTTACGCATACCTGGCTTAGTATAGTTACCTGCTTCGTTTACGCGACTCTTGGTTTTTCCTCCCTTGCCCATACGAATTATGTTAAGGTCTTTAGCGTCATCACCAGTTGGATCAAATCCTGCTTTATCTAATTTCACTCTATTACCTTTCAATTGACTCTTCATTTGAGCGCGAGAAATAGCCATCTAGCACTTCCATCTTTTTCTAGCTTGTCTTAAACGTGAATTTGGATCTTTTGCAGCTTTAGGAAACTGCTTCATCTGTCCTGCTGATCTTGCACAGAAAGACTTGCGTCTCTTAGCTGCTTTACTTCCTGGTTTAACTTTACCTGTAACGGCTGTTTTAAGTTTAGACCCAGGATTGTCCCTACGATACTTAGCCACACCTTTGGCAGTCATGCCCGCACCTTTTTTAGTAGGACGTTTATGACCACCTTTTATGGTGTGACCTTTCATAGTACCTTTTTTCTTTTTTTCAGCCATAAGCTTACTCAGTTATAAAAAACCGTCATAGCAGTAACAGATGTAAACGCAGATATATATATATCACTTACACGAATACCGTCAGACGGAATGTTCACAGAGTGTGAGTCTGAAGCTTTGAAATCCAAATCAAGAACTGTAGCTCCACCATCACCGTCTTGTATAGTAAGACGAGGCGATCCTGTAGTTGTTAGAACCTGGATTTGACGTATCCTAGCAGGGCCAACAGCTAACGACCCTATAGCAGTAACACGTTTAGATTGTACGTCTGATCGCATAATTTATCCCTTCTTTTTCTTAGGACGCCCACTTTTTTTAACAGGCTTTTCTTCCCAAGCCTCATTTACATTGGGTGTGGAAGGGTCATCTGCTTTTAGTGTGCCATCTGTATTTCTAGCACGAACTTTAGTTTTCTTTACGCCAATACCACGTCTGGCAAGCTCTTCTTCACTAGCAGGTTTAAATCGACTACTCATCGTTTAACTCCTTATGAATCAGTAATAGTTGCGCCTGTATCTGAACGCTTGAAGTTAGTACCATCTGAAAATGCTATAATAGGAGACCCTGCTGCTCCATCTGAAACAAATATAACTGTACCCGCACCTGCGTCAGAAGCTGACGGTGCTGTTGCTACAGTAAATGTTGGAAGTGTAATGTCACCAATAAATCCATTGCTAGATGTTACTGGGCCTGAAAATGTAGTTGAAGCCATAATAATACCCCTTGCACAAGGTTTTGCCTAGCAGTCTGTGCAACGTCAGGTGGGGCGGAATCCTGTCTGCAAGGCTAATGTTACCCCAAAAGCAGAATAACATACTCTATAAAAAAAGAAAGGGGGAATAAAATTCCCCCTTAATTAAAAGTTCAATTGAACTAATTAAGCACCTGGCGAACCATACATGCCTAATGGATCAGATACACCAAATGAGTAACGCTCTCTCGCTTTGTAGCGAACATTACCTGTATCAAAATCACCGTCCATAGATGTCTGCATAGCAGTACGCACAAAGTGCTTCATGCCGTTTGGAACATCTGTAGTGATGAAGAAAGCATCTGTGTCTGTTAGATAGTGGTTGACACGATAGCCTTCTGGGATCGAACCATTAGAACGCAGTGCGTTAATGTCGTTATCCGCTGTGCCTACACGAAGCTCTGTTTGTAACAAACGAGTCGCCACGAACATAAGAGCAGGCGGAACGATTAGCTTACGAGGACGAGCTGCAATCAATAGGCCACGCTCATCAGTGAACGCTGCAATATCAATAACTGCTTGCTCTAGTGAAGTTTCGTTCAAGTCTGCGTTAACAGCAGGTTTGTTTGAGTTTGTGCCGCCTTCAACAGTTGGGTGGTTAGTCGCAAACAAAGTTACCCCATCCCCTGATTGGAATGTAGTAAAGCCTGTGTTTAGCAGAGAAGCCGCCTTAACCTGCTTCGTATATGCCATACCTCTGGCAAGAGCCTTGGTATAGCGGGCAGATAGAGAATCATACAGATTGTCTTCCATCGCTTCTTCAGTGATAGAAAATCCCATTGCAACCGTTTCGTGGTTGTAACGAGCTGTAAATGATTCTTGTGCATTGTCATACGAAATAGCAGAACCTTCAGCTTTCACTGGGGCTGCGCCAAATCCTGACAATTTGACTTCTTCCTCAAAGCTACGCTCTGAGTTTTCGGTTTCATAGACCTCTGCATGTTCATTTTCGTACTTCTCGTACTCAAGTCCAAACAATGCATTGAGACCTGGTAATAGCTCTTTAAGGAGCTGTGCGCGTGATATAGCCATCGTCTAAACTCCTTATAAGCCTACAGCATTAGTCATGCTGCTGTAACCAGGGTTAAATTTGACCAATAGATCTGGAAATGCGTCTGAAATTGGAGACACAGCTTCCACAATTCTAAAGGCAGCGGTTGTTGTGACAGTTGTTGCGTCTACAGCAGAAGTAGAGTTACCTGTTGAGGTGTTACCTGTCGAGGTAGACTGTGCTGCTGCAAAGAATGTATTCGCACCAATGTCTGACTGATCCATTGCGCCATCGGCTTGTACTTGGAATAGTACGTTTGGATCATCAACAACATAAGCTTTAATAGCACCACCATTGGCTGTGCCAGATGGATAGTACTGAGCCTGAACTGTTTGTCCAGATGAGTTAACGTATTCGCAACCTACGAAGACACCAAGAGAACCTGTTAGGGTCGTTCCTGTTGGCAACGCATTTGTAGTTGCGTCTGCACCTGTCGCTGTTGACAAGGCAATATAACCATCGGCCCCGATGTGAACTACTTGCCCATAAAATAGGTTTGTTCCTTCACCTGCGGGATCGATGAGATACTGGGACGTTGCCCCAGCATATGGCAATCCGTCTGC